ATGCTTGCGATTCATCGAGGCAATATCTCGAATCGTTTCGTCTGCCGAAGCCCGCCATGCCGCCTTAGCGACGGCCTTGCCTGGATTGGCGAAAAACTCTTCCTTCGCCTGCCCATTGGCATACATGATTTCAGGGTGAAGAGTACTCCACCATTTTTCAAATCCGCCTTGATTATCCGGCATATTCTATTTCTCCCGTGCGACCAATTCCCACACAACTGCCTTCCGCCCACTTTTCGTCGCCCGCTTGCGACCCGAATCCTGGATTAGCCCCATGCGCTGAAGCTCAATTCGCCGAGGCCGCTGCGTTGAGGGATTCATCATCGTCGCGCTCTGCATCTCTTCGTCGGTAAGCCCCGGATCATACTCCCCGTTGATGTCCATTGGGTTGTAGGATTTAACGGTGAGCAGGTCCAGAATTTCCCGCCGCAGTGTACCTGTGTTAGGCATAATCGCTTCCGCCGCGTCATGCGACGTTTCGCTGTGCGCCTGAAACGCCGGGAAATTGCTATCGTACATTTCCGTTTGCGTCATTAAATCACCTCGCCGCTAGACTCCGTAACGCCGCCTTCCCGATCTCTGATGACTTCGCATATCGGCACTGACTAACCAATTCCAACGCGTGGCGAACCGTCCCCTGAAGCATTTCTTTTTCCTGCCGCTCATTCGCCAGTTGATCACATTTCTCGCGCACCACACCGAGGATTGTGCCGCGCACCTCCGCCGGCCCGGTAAGTAAACGCTCCAGATCGCGGAACCCGGATTGAACCACTTCGATTTTGATATTGACCCGGCGCAATTCCACTTCCAGCATTTCGGAATCGGCCTCAAGTCTCCGCTCCACTCGCAATAGAATGTTTTCCGCGCTTGGACATTCCATGATCTCCATTGCAACCTTACGGATCAGGACTACAGCGGCCAATGCCCTATCATCCTTATCGTCCAGTCCTGTTTCATCATAGACTCGTCGGGATTCTGGATTCATCAGTAAATCGTGCGCCCGCTTGGCCTCAATGAACACCGGTCCAGCTTCATCCTCGCCTTTCAGGTCTGGATGATGCTCCTTGGCAATGCGAAGGAAAGCAGAATGAATCTGCTCTGGCGTCGAATCCACGGCAATACCAAGAATCTCGTACAGTGTCATTATTGGCGGAACCATGTTTTCAGGAAGTCAATTCCCGTCTGTATGAATACAACTATCGCCCCCACTTCAAGCCCAAACACAATAGAGTCAACAATATCATTCAGGCTCATTCCGGCAACTCAACGCTTTCATCTAAATCACAGACAATCACATCTCCACCGTCGATAGCTGGCTTCAATGTTCGATCTACTATCTCGCGAATAATGACGCGAATAGGGTGGCAATTCCCGACATACCACGGTTGCATCACATGGGTTCCATCATAATTTCTAATGCCGTGACACTTCCCAATCGGTCCTTCGATTTCAAACAGATCACTACAGTCCGGCACTTCCTCTACACTCTTAGTCCAGAACGGGAAAATAAAGCAATCTACATTGTTGATGCTAAAATTCCTAATCCATTCCGGCGTCCGATCACACACAATCGCATAATGCACAGTGTGAACATACGACTTAAAAACTAGTTCAGAGATAAGCATTTCAATTCACCTGATGCAACTTCCGGCCCTTTGCTTTTGCCGTCGTGCCGCCCGCCATCGCCCGAACGCTCGGGAGTGTATTCCCCGGCTCAACCGAACCTTCCGATTCAGGATCGTATTCCGGCTCGGCCTCGTATTCGTTTTCGCCCAATTCCATCTGAGTCGATACTTCATCTTCCTGTGATTCAGCAAATAGCGATTGCTGTAACGATACGATCCTGATTTGGAATTCGGAGATATTAAGCGCGTCCACAATCTGAATCAGCGTTTCCCGCCATGTTCGATCAAAGTCCAGTCGGAACATCACCGAGGGAATATCGTTATCCAGTCCAATACTGAACCGAGATACCATATCCGGCAGTAAAGCAGCCGAAAGCGCCAACTCCTCATCGCCCCCGATCATTACCTTGCACGCTACAATGAAATGCTTCAGCGTGATTCGGCCCCTATAATCCCGGTACGCCGTCTCGTTTAGATTAAAGAATCGCTCCTCGCATTTCAGAACTTTTGACGCCTCGACGGAAAGCGGAGCCTTGACGATCAGGCTCAACGTGATCCCGTTTTCGCCGGTACTGACAATCAACTTTTCGATGGTGGCACGTTGCAATTCCAGCGTTTCTCGTATGGTCGGAAAGTCTTTGGTGTTCATCTGCTGGTTAATCTCTCCTGTCGAATCTTAATACTTCCGCACCAACAGCACCGGCCATCCTTGCGGCATGGGCAGTGATTATGATTCTGTGATTCAGGGCAGGGGGTACCGGACACCGGAACTGTATACTCTTGATTCCCTGCGTACTGGCAATCGTTCATTTCTTGACCCTTCTTTTTGCCATTCGGCGTCGATAAGCTTCGCGCCGCATATCACGCCCCCGCTGCTCACTGCAAACAAACCCGCCGCAAGTGATCTGGTTCTCGCTGGTTGGATCGACGCGCTTATTGCAGTACGGGCAGTCGAATGGCGGATAGTACCCGCGCGGGAATGGTAGTCCTGTTTTAGCTCCTGGCTTCATTGGTTCATCTGCCCCGATACGGCTCTGCTGATAGCCGTCATTTGTTCTTCATCCAGCCCAGACCAAACGATGACCCGATCCGTCTTCAAGCGATAAATCAAACACAATCCTTTTTTCGGACGCGGAGACATTTGGTCAAACTCTGCGCTCGTGATTGTCTTACCTTGAAAATTATTGCGAATGAATCCATCTAGCCACTTGCAGACAGAATACAAATTCTCTTGGGCGTCCCATCCCCGGCCAACCGAATGAAGCATGGAACAGGCCGAAAACCGAATATAAATGAAAGGGGAATTATATACTTGACTCCCGTTAACCTTTCTTTTCATCGCGTTGCCTCGTTCGCTTCGCCCGCCGTTTTGACGCTTTTGTCTTCGGGCGCGGTTTATAGCGAAGCACCACATCAGCTATCGTGTCTAACTCTTTGGGGGTATTGGTCATTCGGTTATGCTCCTGTACGCTTCAATGAAGCCTTTGGCCGCTTGGACGACGATGCCATCGCCGTAACCCCGCAGTCGTCCCACGCGGGCGGGAGTCCCATGAGCCAGCGGGAATGAGCTGCGTTCAACTGGCCTGAGGCCGGGACGATCTCCCACCCGTTGGGGCCGAGTAAGAACCCAATCGGCCCGTCGCCAAAAGCCGTTAACTGGGCATCTATCGCCATGTTTTCGTCCGTTGGCCGAGGCGTCGTCCAACCACTCAGTTTTGCTTTGTTCTCCAACCCGATCTGCGCTTTCGTCCCGTCCCGATGCTTCCCGAGATCCTCCGTGTTTCCGCTGATCCGGCCACCGTTCGGCACGCAGGGCGTCTTCCACCCCGCGAGTTGCGCAATACTCGGCAGTTCGTCCAAGTGACCCTTCCGTGCTATCTCTGCCGCTAAACCGGCTTCCGTCCGTTGCCCCTTTTCTCCGTCTATTGCTCTGGTTATCGGCCAAGATGCCAGTGTCGCCCATCCCGCGAGAGTCGCCGCGCCGTCCAGGTCCATTCCCCCCGTATGTGTTGCCGTGCTCTTGCTGTTCGGGCCACCGCTCGGCGTGTTCGGCGTCGGCCACCCAATAAAGACGCTGCCTTCGGTGAGGGGCTCCGACGCCCGCAGCGCAGAGATCGACCGCCCCGCAGGTGTAATCCGCGTCATCCAGGTCAGACTGAACAAGGTCGAGCCAAGCGAGTCCGTCAATGGACGCAACTTGTTCCCCAAAGCAAACGACAGGTCTTCGTGCTTCGATGAGTGGAAACCACTTTGGCCAAAGATGCCTTTCGTCGTCGAACGCTTCGCCTTTGCCGGCCGCGCTGAATGGCTGGCAGGGGCACGAGCCGGTCCAGACTTCTCTTTCATCTGGCCATCCGGCGAGTCGCAGGGCGTGGCTCCAGATGCCGATTCCGGCGAAGAAATGGCATTGGGTAAATCCTCTGAGGTCATCGGGCCGAACATCGACAATTGACCGCTCATCGACTTCCCCCGGCGCTATCAGGCCACGCGATATGAGCTCCCGTAGCCATGCCGCTTTCTTGGCGTCGAATTCGTTGTAGTAGGCTGGCATTCACGCCTGTACCTCTGGCGCGATGAGTCTGGCATATGTCAACCGCTTGCCGACAATGGCGTCGATGAACGATTCCAGCCGCCGCATGGTATGGCGCTTCACGTCGCCCTCGTTCAACCGGAACGTAAATTCGTCAATGTATCGGTGCAGATGCTTCGGTGACACCTGATGGTAAACGCCGTGAATCCCGCGCTTCAGAACCGCCCAGACCGATTCAATCGAGTTCGTGTTGGCAGCACCGCGCGAATACTCCCCGGCGCTGTGGTTGACGCTCTCATGCGAATAGAACAGGCCGTCCAGATCGTTGAATACCATGTGGTCATCGGTGTAGAGTTGGCTTCCCACTTCCACGTTGGCGTGAATCTCGCCGTGGATCGCGTCCAGCGTGCGGACCTCGGTTACACTGGCCCGCGTCCGACCGCCACGCTCCCGCATTCCGAGGACGGCGACCTTGCCGACCGCTCCGCGTCCAGCCTTCAGTTTCTTCGATTCGTGCTTGTTCTTTTCCTTGCCACCAAAGAACGCTTCGTCGATCTCGATGACGCCTTTCAACTTGTCGATATTGTCAGGCGACGAGCACGCTTCCCGCAACCGGCCAAGGATGAACCACGCGGTTTTCTGTGTAACGCCGATTTCCTTCGCCAACTGCATCGAAGAGATTCCCTTGCGGGCCGTGACAACCAAGTACATGGCGTACAGCCACTTATTCAGCGGGACTTTCGACCGCTCAAAGATTGTGTTCGTCCGAATCGTGAAATCGAAGTCGCCGCAAGCGTTGCAGCGATAGAACCCATCCTTGCGGGTTGTGATGCGATCCATCCCGCCGCAGTCGGGGCAGGTGACTCCAGTTGGCCACAACCGGGCTTCGAGATAGACCCGCGCCGATTCGTTATCGGGGAACCGCGCGAACAACTGAAAAGTGGATATCGTGGACTTGCTCATACTTCAATTGTAGATGACTCCCACGCGGGAGTCAAGTATATAATTCCCAATGAAAGGTGCCTTAGTTGGTAATCTCATGTAAGTCTTAACCGGCTTCGGACGGTGCTGAGTCTTCCAAATTGCTTTATCATCTATACCGCAACTGGCAGCACCGCCCGTTTTGAATTAGCCGGAACCTGTTCTGCAAACTTTTTTTTACTTCTCCTTGACTTGCCACGCCATGCCAAAAACAGCTAAGACCAATCCTTTTACTTCACTTGCAAACTTTCCCCGCGCTCCCCGTAATGCGCTCCCGGCACATCGCCGCCCGCATCAAGGCAACGCCTGATTTCTCCGTTATCAGCCACGACGCCATTCTGCCGGAAATGTATATCCCACGATGTATCGTCTAGGATGTGATTCCATTCCGATTGGGGTAACGTGATCGTGACCAACTTGTACTCAGAAGGAAGAATTTCCTCCTGCACAATCAACGGCTGCGGCCCACCATTCGCCCTGACTGACAACGTGCCGGCGGTGCGCCCTTCAATCCTTCGGACGCCCCATTCCTGCATGACCGCCAAGGCGTGCTGCTTGAGCCAATCGACACTGGACTGAATGCGCTTTGCCGCGAGTCCATGCCGATCCCGCTCGGCCTTGCGATACTCCACCGCCGCCTCCATCGCCTTGATGGTATTGATGTAACCATCGGCCTTTTTCAACTCCTGATCGGCGTACACCGATAATGCCAATTCCGCCGCCGACAATTCTTCCGGCGTCTTGGCTTCATCGCGGGCCGCTAATGCTTCAGCGAGCCCGCGCTCAATATCGTAAAGGGTAAGCGAATTAGACACTTTCAATCTCCAGTGTGATCTCGCCAAAGGCATACGAGTGGCCAGCAAGCAGAACCGGAGCTTCCCTGCTCTGCCAAAACCAGAACGTAGTCCCGGCTGGACCCGGTTCCGCCTCAACCGCCTTCACATCGCGCATGATTTCCTCCCGATAAATACGTCCATCGGGGAACCGGTGAATCACCCTCAGATCGTGCGGGCATGTTTCGATTAACTGCATTTGTCAACCCTCCCCTATCCAGAATCGCGTTCGCCCAACGGAATCGGCACCGCGCCGTCTGGACGATTTTCGTCACATGGCCTTGTCAACCGCATCGTGCGCCGAATCAGCGAGCAATCTTCCAGTACACGGTCCTGATCTTCAGGAGTCAGGGCCGTGTACTGGTCCAGAATTATTTCCCGCATGGTCGCCTTCGGAACCCTCGGCACGCCCTTGTCAATCCTCGTCTTTCGCGTGCTCATCGTGGTTAAAACGGAACAGAGTCATCGTCGGCCTGCCATTCACCCAAATCCGGACCCGGTTGCGCTTCCGCATCAGTCGGGCGGTCCTGAACCCGCACATACGACATATCGCGTTCCGGCAGCGGCATCCCCTTCGGCGGCTTCATGATCGCGGCGACATTGGCGTAAATATTACCATTGCTGGCGTTCTGGACCACGGAAAGCATCGCCCCCGCGCCAAGAACAGATTCAACGTCCCACCCTTCCAACTCGCCATCGGTGAACGGACGCCCGCGCCACGATTCGAGGTCTTTACGCAACGTCGATTTCTCGTGCAGACTCAGAGTGTACCGCTTGCTAACCTGAAAAGGCTTCCCATCATCCCGCAGTTCACCCGTCTGCCAGATGATGCGAATCTTATGCTGTGTCTTGGTCTTGTCGCCATACGTGGACTTGACCATACCAAGATCCACAACATCAATACAGATTCCCATGTGCGAACCATTCGGGCAGACCGGATAATTCGCGCCTTTAGTTGCTACGATTGCCATACCTTTACCTTTTTATCCCTTCCCTGCCGTGCCTTTGCGCGGCGTGCTTTGAAATCCTTGATTGCCTGTTGTACTTGGTCGATGCAGAATTCGTACAAGTCTCGGCTCACCTCATCGACCTGTTCTGGCGAGCATTGAGCCTTTTGCGAACAGAAGAAATCCGCCGATTCGTAATTGCCCAGATTCAGCTTGAAACTGAATGACCGAGTCACTTCGACCATCTTACGAGGTTCAGGCTCAACGATTGTCACCGGCTGAATCGAACGCGATACCATTCGCGTCCTGCGGCTTGCCGCCTTTTTCATGCCACCCAACTCCTGCTATTATTTTACTCTGGTTGCGGCACAAACGCAACAAAAAACGACCTACCGAACGGGTTTCTTTTTTGCCGGAAGCAGTAGATCACGCAGTAACGATTGGGCCTTTTGCGTCATGGACATGGCATCCGTAGCTGCCGCCATCCGTAAAGCATGATGCACGTCCGGGGAAAGGAACAGGGAGAATTTTACGGCCTCTGCGGCCTCTTTTGATTTCGCCATACCGCAAGCGTAGCACATTGCGGATAAAATGCAACCGAAAAATACTCACCGGACGAACACCGGACGCCGGATACTTCCTAACCATACGCCAGCCAACAATTATCAATATCTGGACGGACGATCACCGGACGCTAATTTTCCGCTTGCATCGTGCCGCAATTGGAGCAATAATAGTGGACATGGGAACAGCAATCAGAGTCGATAAGATCGACAACCGATTTGTCGCCCGATGCAGCTACGATCAGAGGGAAATACCGAAAGGTGCCGGATTCCGTTGGGATGCGGCGCGGAAACATTGGTATACCACGGACGCAGCCATCGCCGCCAAACTCAGCGACACCGACACAATCATCGCAGAAGTCGCCGCCAAAACCGCAGCCAAGGCCGAACGCATCGAAGCATCACGAGCCGCAACGGCCAACGTTGACTTACCGTGCCCTGAAGGGTTGACGTATCTCCCGTACCAGCGGGCGGGGATAGCAGCTGCGCTTGGCCGTAATAATGTTTTGTTTGGTGATGAAATGGGCCTCGGGAAGACAATTCAGGCCATCGGCATCGTCAACGCCGATACCAGCATCAAGAGAATTTTGGTGGTTTGCCCTGCCAGTCTCCGGCTGAACTGGAAGCGGGAAATGGATCGCTGGCTAATCACGCCCCGCACTATCGGAATCGTGAACGGAACCGATTGGCCGGAAAACACTGACATTACCATCATCAATTACGACGTACTCCACAAACACGTCGAGAAATTATACGGCACCACGTGGGATTTAGTTATCACGGACGAAGCGCACTACCTGAAATCGAAAGACGCCCGCCGTTCCAAAGTGGTTTTCGGAATTGATGACTACGCCGCGAAAAAGGCCAAGTGCGAACCGACGCCAGGCATACAGGCCCGCCGCAAGGTTGCACTTACCGGCACGCCAATCCCCAACCGACCGATAGAAGGCTACGGACTTTTCCACTGGCTTGCGCCGGATAAATTCAAGAACTTTTTCCAGTACGCCATCCGGTTCTGCGCGGGACACCAGACGCGATTTGGATGGGATTTTACCGGGTCCAGTCATCTCGATCAATTACAAGACTCGCTACGAGAAAACATCATGATCCGGCGTCTGAAAGCCGACGTACTGACGGAGCTTCCCGCGAAACGCCGTTGCATCATCGAAATCCCGGCGAACGGAGCAAGCGAATATGTCGCCCGCGAAATGGAAGCCTGGGAACGGCAGGAAAGCGAAATCGAAAACTTACGTGTCCAGGCAGAACTTGCCAAAGCCGGGAGTAAGGAAGAATACGAAGCCGCCGTTTTAATGCTTAGGACCGCCGCCACTGCAGCATTTACGGAAATGAGCAAACTTCGACACGATACCGCGATGGCAACCGTGCCTTACGCCTGCCAGCACATCATACAGGCACTCAATGACGGCGGCGGCAAGATTGTTGTAATGGCGCACCACAAAGATGTAGTTAAAGCGATTATGGACGCCATGAAAGCCGAGGACATCGACGCGGTGCAACTGACCGGGGATACACCGATGCAGACACGGCAAGACAATGTGGATCGGTTTCAATCCGATCCGAAATGCCGGGTTTTCGTCGGGAACATTCAAGCCGCCGGCGTCGGGATCACCCTAACCGCAGCCGCCCATGTAATTTTTGCGGAACTGGATTGGGTGCCGGGGAACATGACGCAGGCTGAGGACCGCTGCCACAGAATCGGCCAAACCGATAGCGTTCTGGTGCAGCACTTGGTACTGGAAGGCTCACTCAGCGCACGCATGGCAAAGGTGCTGATTGAGAAACAGGAAATCATAGACCGCGCCCTAGATAGGATGAAGGAGGAACCGGAAACCCCGGTTATCCCCACGCGCCACCGGGCCGCTACGGAAGGAACAACGCAGGATAAACTTCAGGCTATAGCCGAAACACTCAAGCCCGAACAGATTACAGCAATCCATAAGGGGCTTCGTCTTCTGGCCGACATGGACGAGGACTTGGCCAGAGCGTTAAACGGGGTCGGCTACTCCAAGATGGATGTCGCTATTGGACACTCATTGGCCGAACGAGCGCATCTTAACCCACGGCAGGCCGCGCTTGGCCTGAAACTGGTCAACAAATACCGTCGGCAACTCGGCCCGGAATTGATAGCCACGGCAAAGGGCGAATCGAAAGAAACAGCCGTTGCAAAAGACTAGTTTTTCGGTATAGTAAATTTGTCGGGTAGCTCCGACGCGGGACTGGCATTACAGGGATCGTCCTTTTCAACCCCGAGGACGGTCCCGGCCACCTTCCGAAGAATCGGGGTGTGAGGTTGATCTGAAGACAAAAACATCGCATTGCCATGTTCCGGGGTGCCGGAAAGCATCAGGTGGATTCATGTGCAAGGACCATAGTTCCATGATTCCGTTTGCTTTAAAAAAGGCGTTACGGAAAGCATGGAAATCCAGCGGCTTCCTACCCGACGAACAGCGACCACAAGAGGCCAAATTCCTGTTCGCCACGGCCTTGCAACTGATCTATGAAGCGGGCCTGCCCAAGTACAAAATTCAGGGCTTAGACCACGGTACAGAGGACCAGCAATGAGCAAATCGCCATCTTTCCAGTGGTACCCGAAAGACTGGGAAACGGACGAAACCGTACTATTGATGACGTTCGCGGAACGGGGATTTTACGTCACGTGCCTGAACTACGCATGGCTGAATGATGGACTACCGGAGCACCTGGAACAGCTTCACAAGGTACTTGGTGGAGGCCGTTCTGAGACGAAAAAACTCTGGAATTCTGTAAAAAAATCGTTTTTTTTTGACGGAAAACGGTGGAGAAATGAAAAACAAGAAAGGCAAAGACAAGCGAGTATCGAATTCTCAACTAAACAAAAATTGTCGGCTAAGTCCCGTTGGCTCAACAAAACACCTATGCCACTGCATATGCCAGACTCATGCGATGGCAATGCGACCGCAGATGCACTGGCAATGCAATCGCAATGCTCTCCTTCTGCTTCTGCTTCTGCTACTCCAAAACAACAACAACAACGCGCGGCTACCGCCGCTTGGTTTGCGGAGGTTTTTTGGAAGGCTTGGCCGGTGAAGGAAAACAAACCCGCTGCCGAGAAAGCCGCACGCAAGATCAAACCCGAGGAACGCGATGCAGTGGTTCGCGGAGTGGAAAACTGGACGGCTCGGATTTTGGCGATGGACCATCCGATCCACGCAAGCACCTGGCTGAATAACAGGCGATGGGAAGACGAACCGCGCCCGGTAATTCAATCGCATCGGTTCTTCGATGAACCGGATACCAGCCAGCCGGAAGCATGGCCGGGGCAACATCGCGGGCAACCGAATCCCGGCCTGATCGGAGATGACTTTTGATCCAAATCGAAAAGCCAGAAATCGAAACGTACTACCGCACTCGCGTGCCGGGATTGCGGCGGATTCAGGGATCGGTTCGTGGTCCCTGCCCTGTGCATGGCGGCAAAGACATGAATTTTGCCGTGGATGTGGAAACCGGGCAAAGTTTCTGCCATTCGCAATGCAATCGGGGATGGGATGTTTTTTCGCTGGAAATGGAACTTGCCGCGTGTGATTTCATTCGGGCCAAGGCTGAAGTCTTCCGACTTGTGGGCAGGCCCGCGCCGATTTGGCAGGAACGCGATTACGTGGCGACTTACAATTACACGGACGCAGAGGGTAATTTGCTGTACCAGGTAGTGCGGAAGACGCCGGGGCCGGATGGCAAGAAGCGGTTTTTGCAACGCCGCCCGACTCGGAACCATCCAGGGAAATGGGATTTCGGCCTCGGAAACGTGCCACTCGTACCGTACCGGCTCCCGAAATTTGCCACCAGCGACCTGATTTTCGTCGTCGAGGGCGAGAAAGACGTGCATTCGCTCGAGCGGGTCGGTTTGGTGGCAACTTGCAACAACGGCGGAGCCGGAAATTTCAAACCAGAGCTTGTTCCGTATTTCGCCGCTAAACGCGTTGCAATCCTCGCGGACAACGACGAGGTAGGGAGGAAGCACGCGGAGGCCGTGGCGAGGCTCCTGGCGCCAACAGCGGCCAATTTAAAACTGGTCGAGATACCGGATTTACCGCTCAAGGGCGATGTTTCCGATTTTTTGGCCTCTGGAAGGACCGGAAATGACCTTTTGGCCCTGTATGAATCCGCACCGGATTGGAACCCGGAATTCCAGTTTGAAGCTCCCATCCCGCACGAGAACGACAAATGGCTGCGGTCATTCGGGCAGGCGGTACACGAGGCCGGCGGATATGACGGATTTTGGAAAAGTCTGGAGAATGAGGGAATTCCGACGCCATTCCCCGGTCTGACGAAAAAACTAGGCGGATTACGGAACGGGGAAGTGTATGTAATCGGCGCACGATCAGGGCAGGGAAAAACATCGCTGGCCCTCCAATTTGCCGGGACGGCCCTATCGCAGCGGACCTCGGTTCTGATGTTTTCGATGGAGATGGGATATCGGGATTGTTTTCAAAGGATGGCGGCGATTCAGGCGCGGGTAGATTTATCGGCATATCGCAGGCTCAAGCGCATGGATCAGGGATCTGCATTGCTGGCTGAATACGAGGAAGCATTACGCGAATCCACCTCACGATTGGCCCGCGCCCCCATGTACTGCACAACCAAAACTGGCGTGACACCTGAATTTTTGATTGAAGAATCCAAACGGATGAAAGCACAGGCGGGCATTGGACTGGTGATTATCGACCACATGCAACTGATGGGGTCCACCGGAAAACAGAAATCAGAATACGAGAAATTCACAGCTATCAGCAGGGCAACGAAGGAAATCGCGGTGGAACTGGACGTACCGTTGATTCTGGTATCTCAGGTGAGCAGGACCAACGCCACGGAACGCCGTACGGAACTGGAAATGAACGATCTTCGGGGAACCGGGGCTATCGAGGAAGACGCCGCCGGCGTGCTGATGCTGTATTACGATTCCGATGATTTGAAAGCGGTTAAGAACGATCCATCGAGCGAACGTATGAAACGCGGACCAATCAAAAGCTGGCTCAAAATCGCCAAAAACCGATATGGGGTTAGCGGGACTTACGAAGCCCTGTGGCACATGAAAGCATTAACCCGATTCGATGAATGCGAAAGATCGGAGCAGCACGATGGGATGCACTAAATGTAAAGCACCGGCGGAAGGATGGCCTGATGGGAATGGCGGCGAATTGTGCCAGAACTGTTGGGAACGAGAATCCGATGCTCAATGGTGGGAATTTATCACAGAAATTTCGCTTGCGGTACATGCGGCGGTAGAGTAGTATTGAATCCATGAGCCAACTCTGGACGCCTGACGATATTGCGCTGGCGCGGCGCGAATGGCGCGTCATCATCCCGGCTGATCCGCCACACGATCCGCTGGAGTATCGCTTATGGGTGATGCACCGTCGCTGCGCACTGCTCAGGACTACGCTGGCGTGCGCCTCGCTGGCGGCGGGAGTGCTCGGCGGCGCGGTGGTTTACTTTCTGGTGAAATGAAAAAAGTTATCAAATGGAGAATGGTTTGCTGGTCGCAACACCATTCTTGCTGGCTTATGGGAGAAACATCAACAAAGATGACCCGAATTATTGTGTCAGGGAAAAGCCGAAAAAATGACACGGAAGATGATAGAATTCTCCGCTGTCTGAAACACCCCATGGCAAACCCTATCAATAACGACAGGTCTTGGTTTGAATCGCGCGGGATATGAATAGTGTTGGCGAAAGGATAACGAAAATGAACACAGGAACTTATAGGATCTGCGCATCGAGTGATGATGCTCTATCTCGGTCAATCACTCGCAGGGGTGAAAACATGGTTCGGCTTTTGAATCAGAAAGCTGAAGCAAGAGCCGCAGCAAGAAGGGCAAGATTTACCAGAATCGCACTGACGATGTTGATTGCATTTGTTGCTGCAATAGTCGCATGGCTGGTGAAAGGATAACGAAAATGAACAACGAAAAGACTCAGGCAGAACTCGTAATCGACGGCATGGCCGACGTATTCGCTCTTGCGACTACAGGATTTGAAGAGTTTTACAAAAACGCTGAAAAAAAGAAATCCGGCGACCGCAGCACGTCCGCATCATCCGGCGACCGCAGCACGTCCGCATCCTCCGGCAACGGCAGCACGTCCGCATCCTCCGGCAACGGCAGCAAGTCCGCATCCTCCGGCGACTTCAGCACGTCCGCATCCTCCGGCGACCGCAGCACGTCCGCATCATCCGGCGACCGCAGCACGTCCGCCTCCTCCGGCGACTTCAGCACGTCCGCATCCTCCGGCCACTTCAGCACGTCCGCATCCTCCGGCCACTCCAGCAAGTCCGCATCCTCCGGCAACTCC